CTGATGTTAGCCGAGATCATATCAAAGCTTACATTAGATCGCAACTAAAGGAGCTTCGCAATCGCGGAGTTAGTGAGTTCGTTAGAGTCGGAAAAGGTCACTACAACATAGCTATTAGAATCGCTATGGGGCAGCCATTCTCTCCTCTAACTTTTAGAAAATCTGATAAGAAAGGAATTCCTAAAGCTATTTCTAACTTTAAGAAGTACTTATTATCAGGTGATCCAAAACAAATAAGATCAGTCTTAACTTTGTTAAGAGCTGTTTATTATTTGGAGACTCATCTAGATCCACAAGTGGAGTCTATAACAACACATGGTGTTGATGTAGAAACTCTCCCTTGGTTCGCAGATTTTATTGAGTTTTGCTCTAACTGGGCAAAACCCTTTAAAATTTCTCTACCATCTTGGAATACGACAGGTCTTCATGTCACTACTAAGGCAGGCCCTTCCGGCCTAGCTTTAATAAGTAGCATTAATGACTTGTTTGCCATTGTGAATGACAAAACATTATTTAATATAATCCAGAATTACCTTATGGTTAGCAACCAAAAGGCAATGATAGATTATATGAAATATTTGTTCGTTAAATTCAAAGATGAAGCTATTGTTCCTAGTAAAACCTTATCCAAACTAGCATTTCTACTAGAAGGAGGAGGTAAAACAAGAACAATCGCAATTGTAGACTATTGGACACAGACTGCCCTTAAATCCCTTCACAAAGGACTTATGGACGTTCTGAGAAAGATGCAAACTGATGGAACTTATAATCAGAACAGAATCGCGTTATCAATGCGAGACTGGACTAAAAATAAGCTTTCAATCAGCTGTTTCGATCTTACGACAGCCACTGACAGATTTCCTGTTGTTTTACAACAAGTTGTCTTAGGTGAACTGACGAATGACCAATTAGCTGCAATTTGGAGAATGCTTCTTACAAATCGCTCTTTCTCATCAGCAGTGGGTAATGTAAGTTATAGTGTAGGACAGCCTATGGGGATGTTATCCTCATGGGCGGCCTTTGCTGTAACCCATCACGCCATCATCGAGTTCGCTGCAAGCACTTTAGGAATTAATTCCTTCAGGGATTACAGAGTTCTCGGAGATGATGTAGCCATTGCTAATGATAAGGTAGCTAAACGATACAGAGAATTACTCGAATCTTTAAAGGTACCAATCTCTAAAGATAAGAGTATAATCTCTGCGGAAGGATCTCAATCCTGTGGGGAACTGGCGAAACGCCTGTTCCTTAATGGGA